GGATCGACGCTCTTTTTCACCTTATCCTTTTTGTTTGGGCTTTCTGTAGGGCGATTCGCAAACAGCTACGATCCTAATTCCCGAACGGTTTTCTGCGGCGGTTCGATTCCGCCGCCGGGAACAACTAAACCAAAACATGATGATACAGCAGCAAATAGAGTTTCTTCGTGGCTTCAAAATAGGCCTTGAGCAAAGAGGATTTAAAGTCGATAAATTCGATGATCAAGTTATCGCCAACAAATACTTCAGAATCTTTGATAACATCTCTTTCGCATGTCGTTTTACATGGTATTGGCATTCCCCCGAGAGTGTTCAGGTGGATATACGAGTAGAGGATTTTTGGGTTGCCCGTCGGTTCCTCACTTGCCTAATTATGGATTACTCAGGCGGATTTAATGAGGTCCTTGCCACGGTAATACGCAATGTTATGCGGGATATAGCTGATGAAGTTACAATAAAAATGCTACCTAAATAAAGACGTTATGACATTCTTAACCATCCTCGAGCGCGGCGCGAAGATACGCCGGATCAATACTCTGATGTCGGCCTGCCGCCTGATCCCCAACCGGACGGACATCCTCGCGTTGTGGGATGCCCGCAGCTATGACGAACTGACCGACGAGGAGATCGTCGCCCTGCAGGCCTATATGGAGCTGGCTCACCGGGCCAAGACGACCCCGGCCCCTGACGCGATCCGGCGTCTGCGGTCGCAAGTCCTGGCACATCTGACGAAGCTCGGGATGTACGCTTCGCCCGAGGATTGGACGAAGGTGAACCATTTCCTGTTGCAGCGGCGGATATGCGGGCGTCTGCTCTACATGCTCGATGCGCATGAGCTGCAGGCGTTGGTCCGCAAACTGCGGGCGATCGGGGACAAGAAGCCCGCCACGACCTCGCGGCCTTCGGTTCAGGTGACGCCGATCTACATCATTCCGGGAGGCGGTCCGACTGTGGTGAACTGACATAAAAAAGCCCTGCAATATTGCTATCACAAGGCCGACCCGCTACAAAGATAGTCAATAATTGCGGAAAATGGCATACAACAACAAAAATCACATCCGAAAACGTGAGCATGCGGCGCTGATCACACAGCAGTATTACGAACCCGGGCGGCAGGATCGGTGTTTGAGATGGGTCTGGCGGAAGCACATCCGCGACCTGTTTCACGTAGAATATGCCACCTATCTGACCTGGCTCCGTAAAGAACGCGCACGCACGCAGCAGGACATCCGGCAACCAACTCTATTCGACTGAACAGCCCGACACGCAATGTGCCGGGCTGTTTCATTACGACCGTTCCGTGGTGATGTCGATCTCGACGCCTTCGGCCTTTTTTCGCGGTTTATAGGCTGCGTTGTCCGTTCCTCCGAACC